CCGAGTGGGATATCGTATATTGGAAAAAAATCGCTATACCACAACGTAAAACGCAAATTAACCAAAAAAGAATTAGCCGAACAAACAGGTAGAGGTCGCAGACCTACAACTCAAGTAGTTCAAAAAGAAAGCGATTGGAAAACATATTTTGGTTCTGCTAAACCCATTTTAGAAATTATTAAAGATGGTAGAGTAGATGATTTTGAACGTCAAATTATTCAAGTAGTTAACAATAAAAAATTATTAACATATTACGAGTGCAAGTACTTATTCAAATATGGTGTATTAGAGCATCCGTTAGAATATTTCAATGATAATATCCTTGGAAAATTCTTTACACGTGACTTTGGTTTATCAAAAGAGGATTAGTATATTGACTATATGTTAAATCAATCTCTAATTGCACTGACTAACTCTGTGCTTGGTACTGGTAAATCAACAGCTCGTGGTAATTATGCTTATCACTGCCCGTTGTGTAAACACCATAAACCAAAATTAGAAATTAATTTTACTGAAAATCCAAAAGGTGAAAATCCTTGGCATTGTTGGGTTTGTGATAAAAAAGGTAAGAAACTTTATCAGTTATTTAAAGCAGTAGAAGCATCACCTCAAATAATGGGTGAGTTAAAAGATATTGTTAAATATATTGGACCCGAAACCCAAGTACAAGTTGAACATAAACTTGAATTGCCTAAAGAATTTAAACTCCTAAACAACATTCATCCTTCAGATATTAGTGCAAGACATGCTGCTGCTTATCTTAAATCAAGAGGTATTACTGAGGATGACATTTTAAAATATGGAATTGGATATTGTGAGAAAGGAAGATATGTTAATATGGTTATCATTCCTTCTTATGATGCTAAAGGTAATCTAAACTATTTTACAGGACGTTCATTTGAAAAAGAACCAAATGTTAAATATAGAAACCCATCAGTCTCTCGCGACATCATACCATTTGAGTTGTTTATAAACTGGGAATTACCGCTTATATTGTGCGAAGGACCATTTGATGCAATAGCCATCAAAAGAAATGTTATTCCGCTTTTAGGCAAAAATATACAATCAAACTTAATGAAAAAGATCGTAATGTCTTCTGTTGAAAAGATTTACATTGCTCTTGACCGTGATGCCCAAAAACAGGCATTAGATTTCTGTGAACGACTAATGAATGAAGGTAAAGAAGTATATCTTGTAGATATGAAAGATAAAGATCCAAGCGAAATGGGATTCGCTAACTTTACAAACTTAATTCAAGAAACCTATCCCTTAACATTTTCAGGGTTACTTGAAAAAAAACTTTTCCTATGAAAAAAAGAAACATTAAACATGTTAACAACAGGATTTTAGAAATCTCAGATGATGCTAAACAAATAACATTACCTGATTCTAGATACTACAGACGAAATGGTGAATATTATCCTTCAATTACTCACGTTTTGGGTTCTTATCCAAAAGGTAAACATTTTGAAGAATGGTTAAAAAACATGGGCCGTTCAGCTGATTATATTGTTAGAAAAGCTGGTGAAGATGGAACCAAAGTACATGAAATGATTGAAGAGTATTTAGAAGGTAAAGAAATGAACTTTTTAAATCAATTTGGTAATCCTCAATATGATCCAACTATTTGGCAAATGTTTTTACGTTTTGTTGATTTTTGGGAAACTTATAAACCTGAATTAATCGATCAAGAAATCCATTTATATTCAGATACACTTAAAGTAGCAGGTACAACAGATTTAGTTTGTAAAATTGGAAATGAATTATGGATTATTGACCACAAAACCTCAAACCATATTCAAACAACTTATGAATTACAAGCAGCTGTTTATGCTCATTGTTATGCAGAATGTTTTGGGGTGGTACCTAATAAAACTGGTATCCTATGGTTAAAATCTTCTAAACGTAAAGGTTCAAAAGACAAAATGCAAGGTAAAGGATGGGAAATGATTTTACCATCTCGCACACAAGAAGAAAATATCGAAATCTTCAAAACAGTAAAACGTTTGTTTGATTTAGAAAATCCAAACGAAGCTCCTGTATTTACTGAGTTTAAAACTCAAGTAAAAAAAGAAGATTAAAAACGTCATATTAAAAATGTGGAGGGGCGAAAGCCCCTTCGTACATTTACACAAAATAAAGGTTATGAATTTAGGTAGAAATGGTTTCACCCCAAGAGTCCAAGTTAATTTTAATTTAAAGAAAATGGTTGGACGTGTTTTAAAATGCAATATTTTCCCTACACTTTTAGGTAGACTTCTTTATATGCATGATGATAAATGTTATTTTGAAATTCTACCAAATGAAAAATGGCCCAAATATAATTCCGCAGCTGGTAAAATTGAATATCTTCCGGAACATATGGTAGTAACAATGAAATTCGAGGAAGAATCGTAACATTAGATATTTCACCATATTTATAACAAACTTAATCCATGATTGGACTGATGTCTCTTTTGAAAGAAGTACAAGGAAAACCAAAAGCCGTATTCATGGCAGGTCCTGCTGGCTCTGGAAAGTCATTCATCTTGCAAAAATTAATTCCATCTGATTTTAATGTCATTAATGTTGATGACACATATGAGGAATTACTCAAATCATCAGGTATTGGGATGAAATTAGCTCAAATGTCACCTGATGAATTAAAAAAAGCAGGTGAATTAATGGGTCAAGCTAGAAAAGCAACAGATAGTAAATATCAAGATGCAACTCAAAATTTAAAAAACCTTGCTATCGATAGTGTAGGTGGTTCATCTAAAACATTACTTAAGAAAAAAGCAGAATTAGAAAATTTAGGTTATGACACGATGATGGTAATGACTTATGTATCGCCTATAACGTCACTAGAGCGTAATAAACAGCGAGACAGATCATTGTTGCCGAGTATTGTGATTCGATCTTGGCGCGACGTAAATAAAAATATAGACACATATAAACAAGCATTTGGTGATGATTTTACAATAGTAGATTTAAATCCCGAAGATGCTAATAAAAGTTTTGATGAAGAATTTATTTACAAAACATATATTGAACCTTTAGGACAAGTAGGTAAAGAAAAAACTCCTGAAGAAAAAATTAAATCTGAAAAAGAAGCCAAACAAATTTATTCAGATATAAAACAATTAATGTCAACTCAACCCGAGTTTGATACTTTAGAACAAGCACAATCAAAAATCACTAACTTTATAAACAAATGAAATTACTAGACCTATTAAACGAAGTTGAAAAAACCGAAAAACCAGTTAAAGAAGTAACTCCTATTGAGGAAGTTGAAACAGCAACTGTTGATGAAATTGGTAAATTCTTCGTAGCTAAAAAACCAACATCTAAAAATGACAAAATCGAAGATTTAGTAGTTGAAACAACTGTATTGGATTTTGCTTCACAAGGATTAGAACCTAAAAAATTATTAGGTATCTACAAACAAAAATCAGATGCTCGTAGAGTTGCTACTGAAGCTATTAAAGAATACGAAGTACAACTTAAGGAAATGGAAGATGCTATGGAAGCTTTCCGCGGTGCTAAAAAAGATATTGAAGATAAGAAAGCAGCTGCTAAAGAAAAAATCCAAAAGTTAAAACAATAATGAACCCACTTACCAAAATCTTATTAGAAGATATTTTGGAAGCGGATAATAAAAAAATAACCGCTATTTATGGTGGTGGATTCAAACCACCAACTAAAGGCCATTTTAATGTTATTGAAAAAGCAGCTGAACAAAATCCTGAAATTGATGATATTATCATTTATGTGGGGGGCGGTGAGCGTGATGGTATTACTCAAGGTGAATCTATTCAAATTTGGGAGTTATATAAAAAATACCTTCCAATTAAAACTATAGTAGAACCCGTAAAAGCACCTGTTGGTGATATTTTACGTTATGCTAAAGAACATCCTGAGGAAACAGTACTTTGGATTATAGGTGCTCGTGAAAATAATCCTGAAGATTTTACTGACATTGCTTCTAGAACTAGAACAATAGAAAAATATCCAAATCTCCAATTACGTGTTATTCAAACAGCAGGTGGTGTTAGTGGAACAGCCGCTCGTAAAGCAGTTAGAGATAATAACCAAGAACAATTCTATCACCTAATCCCAGATATTGAAGAAAAAGAACAAGTATGGGATATTGTTTCTCCTGTTGTAACTGAAGGAGTATTTAAAGATTTAAAAAGCACATTAAAATCAATTTGGTCCAAAGGTGGAAAACTTACTCAAGATATAATAGATGGTGCTAAAAGAGAAGGAAAAGAAACATCAAAATTAATTCAACTTCTTAATAAAATGCTTCATGGTGATTCTATCACAGATGATGAGAAAACATTCATGAAAGCTCAAGGTAAGGATTTATTAAAAGTATTACCAATTGTAGCTATACAAGGTATTCCATTACCAATTCCTATCACTCCTTTATTATTAGTATTAGGAAAAAAATTTTGATTTAATATACTTCCTGATTCTCATGAGGTTATGCCTTTATCAAGTTTAGCTGAAGTAAATAACTCCTATCAAAAAGCATTATCTAAAACTGAAGAAGAAGCATTAGAACTAACATATAAAAATTGGGATACATTTGGTGGTAAAGAATGTAATAATGGTTTCTGTGATATTTTTGCTAAAAATTTAAGTAAATATTTACCTGGCTCTAAAATAATGAGCACAGAAGATCCTAGAAATAATACATTAGGACATGTGTGGGTTGAATATGAAGGTAAATATTTTGATGCTGAAACTCCTAACGGAGTAGATTCATGGAAACAATTACCATGGATGATAGAATTTTACTCTAAAAATAAATCATACCCTACAGACATAGAAACTTTAAACGAAGTAGGTGAGGCAAATCTTAAACCATAT